ATGATTTAATAATTCTTGTCTTTGAACCAAAAGCCAATGGTCAGTTCTTTCAAATACTATGTAGTCTGCTAAACCTTTTACCCAACCAGGTTTACCTCTAACATTAGTTCCTTCAACCCAAGCAATGTCATCTTGTTTTTTATTATCCCAACGATTTACTTTCTTCATTCCTTTAACATCAAACTTTAAAAGTTTACCATCCAGTGTACCCTCTACATCCCAATGCTCGTGCATGTCTTGATAATCATTTGCCCATTTAGGGTTTGTTAAATTCTTTGCAAAGTTTTCTTCTATTATTTTTGCTCTTGCTTTAAATTCTTGCCAACTCATTATTGTTCCTTTTTGTTATAATAATAAACCATTCTCATACTTCCTTCATATTTTACTAATCTTTCCTTCATTTTTTTATTCTCATCATATATTTTATTATACCTCTCCGTTAATCTTTTAATCTGCGGCTCATAAATTTTCCTGTAATGTAAGGACCAATTTTTTGCTACACTCATTTTGTATCTTTCATCTTTAATATCTCTAGATCACAATAGTGTTTGATCTTTTCTAGATCCTGTATGCCTGCTTTGTTTTTGTATCTGCAAACGTATTTAATTACGTTGCCCTGAAAAAACGAGAGATCATTCTTTGATATAAATTCATAAGGCTGAATGTGAAAGTCTTTGTAGTGACTCCCGCCTATCTGCTTATCTTGTGGGAATGCCTCATCTAGTACGCCTTTACTTGTCATATAATTTCCTCCATTGGGTAACATTTGCTATCATCTTTTGGTCTTATAATATGTAAGTGTTCCTTTGTTCTTGTTGCACCTACGTAAAATAATCTTGTTTCATCATCTTGATTCTTGTCGTATGATTTTTTAGTATTGTATGTAAGATCAGTTAGCAAAACTACGTTGTCTTCTTCACCACCTTTTGCACTGTGTATGGTAGACAATTTGATCCGTGGTTCTTGGTTCAACATCTCCCCATTACGTTTCATACGTCTTATATAATTAATTCTTTTCTGTCCCGCTTGATCGAAAGCTTCATACCAGACCTCATTAGTTTGAAGTCCATAGTCTTTTTGTAATTGTTCTAAACTGTAGACCGTATTCTTAACCATCGATTTTAGTTTATCCTTGTTCCATTTTTCCTTACTGATGTACTTTGAAATATTTTCTATTTGTTTTGAATCAAGCATCTGTCCTTTGATTAAATACTCCCAGTTAGTTGCAGCTTCTTGAATATCTTTTTCATAAAGTTTCTTAAATCTATTTTCATAATAAAAACCTTTGTCTCTTAATATTTCTTCTAGTGCATCCAACATTGATCGTGTTCTAGTTAATACCAACCATTTACCTGTGGACATATCTACATCTTCAAAGTTGTCGTAAGAACTAAGTTTTCCTTCATGTTGTTTAGGGTTCCAGTTCTTCTCTATTCTTTTATTAACTCTACCAATGATTGAGTTAGCTAGTTCATGTATCTTTCTTGGAACTCTTCTAGATTCTTTGAGTTCAATAATCTTTCCCTTTTGTGCAATAAATGAATCAACATCTGCACCAGCCCATCTAAATACAGCTTGGTCATCATCTCCTGCAATAAAAGAATCAACTGTTTTATCAGTAATATGTTTAACCATATCCCATTGCATTAAAGATAGATCCTGTGCTTCATCAATAAATACTACATCAAAGTTTGGTGATTTTTCTTCTTTGATAAAATTTAAAATCATATCGTTGTAGTCAATAAGATTATATTCTTTTTTATAATCTACTAATCTTTCACTTAGATGAATAAGTGTTGCATACTCTACATCTTGATTATGTTCTTTTAAATTATATTGTTGATCTATGGTGATGTTTCTAAGTTTAGCTAAATTAATTATTCTAAGATAATCACTTTTAGTTGAGAACAATCCAGTTTCTTCTTCATCATAATCATTGTAGTCTAGAAATAAATTTTCTTTTCTACCCAAATCTTCGTAATGTCTTTTCTGCATTACTTGATTCTTTTTTAATCCCAATGATTTAAAAGCTAATGAATGTAGTGTTCTAAAATATGGAAGATCGTCCTCATCTAGATTAAACTTTTTCATTGCTCTTTCTTTAGCCTCATTAGCCGCCTTCTTTGTAAAAGCAAAGTAACCGATTCGATCTGGATTAGTTGTCTTTAGGTATTCATCTACCTTTTCTAACAATGTATGTGTTTTTCCCGTACCTGGTGGGCCGAATACAATCGTCTTCATTAATAAGGATCCTTTTCTTTTAAGGTCTTAGGTGTATGAGTTTTCTCTGGTTTCTCAAATGCATCTACCACCATAATCGTTGGTCTTTTCTTACCGATAACAATTCGATCATCACTACAATTACAATATTCTTTTAGCATCTGTTGTGTGACCTGTGGTTTCTCTGGCCATTTTTTTCTAAGTAAATGTCCATGATAAAATTTATGAAATATAAATTTATGTTTACCTTCTTCTGTGTAAACATTTCCATTTAAAATATCTTTCTTAGTAGTCTCTGCGGCAGTTCTATTAGTGCAGAACTCTTCTAAGTGTTCTTTCAATTGATCCACCATTGAAGATCCTTCTGGTGCTTTGATTATCTCAATACCTTGAAGTAGCATATCAGTATACTTTTCAAACTCTTTAACCGTGATCCGTGGTGGTTTCTTATTGATTTGTTTTACAACTGTTCTTCTGAATAATCTTTGTTCCATTAAACAATCAATATTATCTAACTTGACTCTATCTCCATCCACATTCACCCAATAATAAGGTTCATCTAATTCAACTTTTTGTAGATCAGATAGTATTGGAAATACTGCATCACCTCCGATACCATATTTTCTAGTTCTACATAATTTCTTATCACAATGATTACACATTGGATCTTCGTTACATTTAAAACCTAGATCTTTACCGTCGTTAAATTTTATTTTACCTTGAACAATTCTATCTTCTAAAGGTCCCTCTGGATGTTTCTCAAAGTATTTATAATTAAATGCATTGATTTTTGTTTGCCAACTATCTGGCCATTTTCTTTTTGCATACTGTATGTATTGATAAAGTATTCTATCTCTACCATCTTTAATATCAGATTGTGTTAAAGATTCTAAACAAGGTGGACCATCACTAAACTCAGAGTCAGGTCTTTTAATTATTAATGTCTCTAATTGTTCTGGTGTAAGTTTATATAAATCATGCAATAAATAAAAACGTTCCAGAGTAACAGCTTCACCTTGATCATTGAAGCAATATCTTGTTGTTTTATCCCCATTAAAGTATGGTAAATTTAAAAAGTTTCCTGTATCATCTTTTGATTTTAATTCTATTTGTTTTGGAAATACTTCTGATCCACCATAGCCTAACACTGCACTAACCGATACTAATTTATCTCTCATTAGTTTTGCTTCAACAGGAACTGTTGTGAAACAAAATACGTGTGCACCTCCACTCTTAGATCTAAATACTAAAAGAGGTAAGTCTAAACTTTTTATTTTATCTATTAATTTTTTATGATCAAAACCTGCATAAGAATCGATATCAACACAACCCCATCTACAAGTATTATCTTCATTAATCGGTATGATACCTAAACTAGGTTCAGCACCGTTTAAATGGTCTTGCCACATATTGTCTGTGACCATCCCTCTTTGAACGAAAGATTTACCTTTGATCTTTTGACCGTCGGCACCTTTCTTGTCGACGTATGTTACTCCATACGCTCGCTCTAATCCTGAGAATATCTTTTTAAACTTTTCCATAATAATATTTTAATGGGCGGCTCCACTCTCGCTTCACCGCCCACTACCTAGGATTCTGTTTAGTACGGTGATTTCTCTGTTGTTTCAGTATCACTATCGTGTTTAATCTCAACCTCACCTTTACCAATTTTCTCAGCAAAGTCTTTGGCTATACCATAAACACCAGTGTCTGTAACAGGACCAGTTTTACTTATGTCCCAACCAAACCAAGTTCCTTTATCATTTGTCATTTGAACTGACTTTAAATGATAAATATGGCTGAATGTTGGTGGAGTAAATAAACCATTTTTACCCTGCATCTTTATCGACATCATCATAGAGTTCCAAGTTCTACTTACTTTTAACTGAGTTCTCGTCATCGATACCAATGCGGTAGTTGGAGTTTCTCCTGCAGCTACAACAAAATGACTTGCTGTATTTTCTAGATAATTACCATTTGGTAATACATCTCTATTGAACTGATCTCTTTTAGTTGTTCTTACAATAGGATCATCTATTGAATAGATTCTAACAAGACCACCTCCAAGTTCTCTAGGTTTCCACTCTAGATATTCTCTTTTATAGAAA